CGGCAAACATACTTGTTCGTGTGCTCAGTCAAATGAGCACAAATCCCTGTTTGATTTTCTCAGACAGGTTTTAAAGCCTGGTTTTAACGACCAGGATATTGTTCCAAAGGCGCAAGTCTGTTGGAACGCTGAAAACTTGTGGGAGTGCAAGCTCCCACGAGATCTTACCACCCTCGATAAGAGGGTGGATTTCTATGCGTTGCCAAGTATTTGGCACGCTCAAAGGGTCCTGATGAAAGGGACCTGGTGGTTTCCCCGGTTAATGGGGAAGAAAAAGAATGGAAGAAATTCCATTCATTCCAAAGCAGTTTTGCGGCTGCTTGCTGGCCTGCCGTCATACGCAGGCAAACTTGAGATCGGTCAAATGGTCTCAATGAAGATATCCCGTGAGGGAGTCAATAAGCTGCGGCAAATTCTTGCCACAGTTGATGGGCTGGTAATGCAGCTCGTTCTCTGCTTCTTCGAAGCAGATTTTCTAACCTGGGAAAGGTTAGATCAAGTGATCAGTTGTTTGATCACGAATCTCCTTCCGGATTACTTCCGGGAGGATCAAAAGATCTCAAAGGTTACGGCCTTTGAGAAGATAAAAAGGTTGCGTAAAGCAATCAAGGAGGCGGGTTTTAACCCAGCCTTAGGAGTGGAGACTATAGAGGTCCCACAAGAACTATCCTTTTTCCAAAGGGTAGTTACAGAATTGGGTAATAAACAAGACCCAATAACACTTGACAGAGTTATGACACTCTGTCAGACCCGGGCTTCGGGGGTTCCCCCGAAGTCCTTATTCTGGAAAACAAGCCAGAAATTAAAGGAGGTGTTGACCACACCTCCTTCCAAAGAACTGTATAACGCAGTTCAGTACTACATCAGCAATGGTGTAGATAATACCCACTATAAAATAGTGGAATCTATGGGAGAGGAGAAGCGTCAGCAATTCTTCTCTCGTTGTTCAGAGGCCGCAAAGGTCTCTATGTCCGATTCTGGTGAGTTCTTCACCAAATCTAAAGAGGGCGGCAAGTACGAGGCCGCCCGAAAAGTACTCAGTACTTTAAAACAGGTTCGAGAGATCGACCTGTCAACCGGCCATCCAACCGGTAATATTCTCTGTAAGGAGAATTCTTCAGTGGGGGAGATACTCTTCCACTGGGCTTGCAACGAGTTCCGTGATAGGAGCTCGATATATGACAGAAATTTAATGTCTGTCCGTGTGTCCCTAGTTGCAGAACTAGGGAAGTATAGAGGCATCACTGTCTCTCACCTGGCGCATAGTGTTTTGTTACACATAGCGTCTCATATTCTCCTTGAGTATATCAAGGTGATTCCTTCGGCAGCTAGCGGTGTCGCCGCTGCCAATCATGCTTGGAATTTCTTCAAGCAACTCAGCCACAAGAACCCTGCGGCTGGTTTTATCTTTGGTGACAAAGATATTTTCGTCTTCTCAACTGATTGGGAAGAGGCAACGAACTACTGTGATCATACAGTAGCTCAGGCCATCCTTAACAGGATGATGTACAACATTGGTTTCCCAGTGTGGTACCGGCAAACGGTAACGTTTGCATTATGTGCTCCACGTCAAGTGGAGTTTATGAACGAGGACAAAATCCTCGACAAATATTATACCACGAGGGGAATCCTCATGGGAGATCCGGTTACAAAGCCGGTTTTACATTGCTACCATCATGTAGCAAGGTATGCAGCACGTAATGTGCTGTGGCAGAAGGATTAACCTCCTGAACATCCCCTATAATGGGGGAAGGAATTAGTCGCATTTGGCAGGTTGATACTGTCAGAATCCCTCCTTTGAAAGAGGGTCCCCAGTGCCGAAAGGCCAGAGTCACGCG